AAGGTTCCAAAAAGTTGTTTTAGTTCCTTTTTTTCTAAGGTTTGGGTCTCCTATACCATTATCCCACTGAAAAGCATTTAAATTGTCTACAGTAGCAACTCCTAACACTTTTATATGTGTTGGGAAAACAATAGCAATTATTTCGGGAATCTTTGATTTTTTTAAAATAACCGGAAAATATGGAGGTGTAACCCCTTTTACTCCCATCTTCATGCCTAATGACTTTAAATCCGGATGGTTGTGCTCAGATGTATTACTAATAGTATCATCAGTGTAAGTCTCTTGAATAATTTGTTCCACCGCTAATTCAGCTTTTTTTCCAGTGTCTGTTCTTTTCTTAATATTCCGACCATCTTTTTGATATTGTTTTTCGTTGGGCTTTCGTTGTTCCATGCCCCGAGCAAAAGTATCAGCTCGTAATATAGTGTGCTCATCTAAAGGAACATCAACCCCGGAGGTTCCCGTTTTTATCTCATATTTTTCAAGTTCTTCTTTTAAAATATATTTAGGCATTATTTAGCTCCAATCAATGTAGTCTTCCAGCTCCACAGGTTTGTAATTTTTCTTAGTCGCCCACGAAGGAGAACAGACTTCCATGTCTACCTTTAGTGGTACCTTTAGCGTATTCTCTTCAAGTAGACTCTGTATTTTATATGGAATAGTATTAAACTCACTATCATGTATTTCACATATTATTTCATCATGTACTTGTAATAGAAGATTGCTTTTTTTGTCTAGTAAATAATCATCGATAACTAACATTCTTTCGCTAAGAATATCTGCACTAGTTCCTTGTACAAGGTAATTTACTCCCTTGTAAGCAAACTGTGGGTTTATTTTATATTGCCTGCCATACCTGTTTTTTACCATCCCTCGTAGTTCTACTTTTCTTACCACTTTATCAAAAAAATCTTTAGACCCCTCCATACCCTCAAAGTATTGCTTCTTAAATTTGCCAGCTTCACGAGGAGTTGTACCCAGTTGTTGTGCAAGCTTTTTGTTACCAATACCATAGATAGTTCCAAATGTTATAGCTTTGGCATACTGCCTAAACTCTTTGAACCTTGGAGATGACTCGTCTACCCCAAACGCTAACTTAGCTGCCTCACTGTGAAAATCCACATCTTCCTTATTCAGTATTGCATCAATAGTCTCATTTCTAAAATAGGACATAAAGACACGAACTTCCATTTGTTGATAGTCAAACCCTACTAAAGTAAAGTTCTCACGAGGTACAAATAACCTACGTATAGCTAACTGCTTATCGTCAGAGTCATTGAAAGATTCATCACCTATAAAAGACCATGTAGAAAGGACATCATCAGATAATTCAGTGTCCATTGTTATCCCTTTTTGTGCTACCATTGCTGATATACCATTGCGAATTTCTATTTTATCTTGGTCAGTTAAATCTCTTTCATGTAACTTAAAGTGGTTTCTTGGTATATTCTGTAAGTTCGGCTCTCTACTAGACAATCTACCTGTAGCAGTCCCCCAGTTACAAAAATTAGTATGCATTACATCAGTTTCTAAATATGGGTCTAGGTATGTTGAGCCTAGTTTCTCCAATGTTCTGTACTGTCTTATTAGCCCAGCCATTCGATGGTTTATATTTATAAGAGCCGCCTCATTCCAAGAATCATTACCCTTACTTGTTTTGACTGGAGAATGTATACCCATCTCATTGAACACCTCACCTATTTG